TCGGCTCATATGGCGCAGTGCCATACCATGCAGAATATGCTGTAGATGATGCATCAGCCACGCTTGCCTTAACGTAGTGATTGTCGAGTCTTGGCACCGCTGTTATTGAAATCTCCTGCGTGTTAGGTTCGATCTTGTCTTCCTTTGTGGAGGATCCGACATCCGGCCGGCCTGCTGTGCAACGGTAAAACAGAACACGCTTTTTATTTACATCGCCTTCAAATTCAAAAGCCATAGCAAACTCCGTACCTGTTACCATTGCATCCTCAAGGAAAACGCCCTTGGAATCTTTAACCTGATTAAGGACCTTCTCTGCAAAGTCATCTGGCATCTCTGCTATAGTAAGAGTTCCGCTATATCCGTTATTTGCCTCCGCTGTCCAGTAAAGAATGTTATCCGCATAGAATTTTGCAGTATCACCTTCTGCTGAAAGCTTCATTTCCTTCGCTCCTGGGACTATAATAACGGTCCCATATGTCGGCACTCCACTTGCATCGGTCGACGTGATCGGCCACACATGCACACTGGAAAGGCCGTATGTTATTTTATTAATATCTGACATTTAATCTGCCTCCATTTCAAATGAATAAAGCACTTCATACAGCTTTTCGGAATCGATCCATGTTTCTGTTTTGTTCCAGTAGATCCGATGCTGCAGGAGTGCTTCTTCTATATTTTTTTCTGTTTCTATTTCTTTTTTATCTGTGTAGAGTTCAAGGTATATGATTACCGCCTTGCTCCACACCATGTTGTCTGCTCCAAAGTTATCACTCTCTGGGAAGTAATATACGAGAAAAGGCGGATCCGGTGACTCACCTTCTGCAAAGTGATCATATGCAAACGGAAGTCCTATTTCCTTTAAAATATCTGTTATCGTCATTTCAGATCACCCCTTATTCTTTTTTCAAGATCCTCCTCGCCTTTTTCTTCAGCTGGCCGGATATGTGGAATAGCTCTTACTTTCCCGCCGCCCCTTTTTGCGTGGCCAAACTCAAGAAGATGCGCAAGCCGGTATCCATCTTTAGTGGCATGGACAGTATATGAAATGCTCGTATCCGTTTCATTTGTTTTCTTTGCTCTCCAGCTTCTCGCATATTTTCCGGTAACACCGACTGGTGCATTCGCAGAGATATCTTTTTTGATTTCGTTTGCTGTATCCTTCACAGCCTTTTTTACAGTTACCGCGCTATCTTCAGCATATGCATTAAGTTCTGATTCGATTGCACTACTCATATCTTCAATTCTCATCTTTTCACCTTCTGACATCTGAATTTCAGTGACTGCTTTTTATTACTCATGTGGTCAATAGCAAGGATGTCATATATTTCAGCCTCGCACTCGATCCGGTAACTAAGCGTATCTACTTCTGCTGCAGCACTGCAATAGCGTACAGTAAATGAAATATCGCTATGATCGTTTGTCTGAGCTGCATTGAAAGTCTCACCTCCGCCTTCACCGGAAATCGTAGCAAAGCAAGAATAAAAGTCATCCCATGTATCAATATGGTTTCCTATCTCATCAACTACCACATGCTGTTTCTTAAAGGTGATCTTTGTGTTTAGAAGCGCTATATCCATCAAAAGTCCTCCTTCCTGTCACCGAAAAGAAGTGCTCTAAGCGTCAGATTGAGATCCTGGCAGTCAGCCTCTTCCCGGTGTTCGTAAAAAAAGGCCGTTGTGTACATAACAGCAATGTCCGCATTTTCTAGAACATCGAATGTTTCTTCATCATCAATCCTTGCAATGTCCATGCACCGCTTTTTTGATGATGATATGAGACCTGTTATGAGATCGTCATCATCAGAGAAATCGACCCTGAGATAATTCTTCATCTGTTCTAAGCTGACCGCCATAATATCTCACCTCCTAAATTACGCTGTCTTGAGTTTAAGAAGCTGAACAGCTTCAGGAAGCACGAGTTTGCCGTCAACACGCTCTTTTGCAACGTATCCGACCATACCGTTTCCTGCGAAAAGTTCCCTAAGTTCCTGCACGCTTCTTACTCCGCGATCACCGATGTTATAATAGCTGTAATCACCAAACGCTATACCGTCAGCCGGTGCAAACGCAGAGGTGTAAACGGAATATCCGCACAGCCTATCTGGTTCTCCTGCCTGATATGAAGGCTGCCAAATATATGCGTTATTGTTGTCCTTAAGTTTTCTTAAAGAAGCAAGCGTCGCATCATTCAAAATGAACGCTGCACTCTTCCTATATGGACGTTTGAGTGCATATACAAGGTCCAGAATGTCATCGCTCTTTATTGCAGCAGTAAGTGTAGCAGCAGTCGTGCCCCCTCCTGTAGCTGCAAAGATACCTGTCGGTTTTCCAGTCCCATTCCCATTAAGGAATGCATCTTCTTCAGCATTTCCTATAGCTTTTCCGAACTGATCGATTATGTAATTATCAAGTCCAAAGGCATTATCATAAAGCAGCTCTTCAGTGACTTTTATGGCCACATGGAGCTTATGTGCATCAAGCACGATCTGATCAAAAGTTGCATCTCCAAATGTGAGTGCGGCGCCTTCCTCAATCCATGATGCAGCAGGCTTTGTTCCTGCTATATTGATTTTGTGCTCTCCAGATGTTGTAATAGTTGTTGCAAGATTTCTGAAGATGTTCTCTTCTGAAAGCACATCTATGAGACGTGAATCCCATTCCTCCGGTACAAGGTACCCGCCATTAGCATCTGTTCCTTCTTCAAGAACATCGCTGATCTGATGAAATCCGGTACGCATTGCAGTAAGAAGCGCCTTGGCATATGCCTTTGATGCGCGGCCTGTTTTTTCTTCCTCACCAGCAGCTGCACCCGGTTTTCCTATAATCGGAATGTTTACTGGCTGCGACAATTTTGCATCCAGCTTTTCAGCCCTGTCCATACGCTCGATCTCTCTTCCAAGATCCTGTATCTCATCTTCCATTTTTGTATAAGCTGCATCGTCTTCTGCAGTAAGTGTTCCGTTCTCCTGGCGATGTTCCTCCAGAAATGCTTTTGCCATTTCCCATTTGTCACACCTCAGTTTTCTAAGTTCATTGATAGTCATATTCGTTTCCTCCTATATGATTGATTTTAATAATTCAAGACGCGAGAGCAGCTCATCTGCCGAGCGTCCTGTTTCAGATTTCTTGGTTTTAACTTCATTTTTATCGCCGCTATCCTTTAGCTGCTTGGCTATCTTATCCGTAAGGCAGTTTGTAACTGCGCGCCTTGAAAAAAGCATTGCTTCAGGCGCCAGGCTTTCTGGCAGTGGCTCACTCTCCCTTTTAAGGATCTCGTCTGCAAATCCAAGCTCTACTGCCTTGTTTGCATCCATCCACGTCTCTGCATCCATAAGGTGTGAGATCTTTGCACGGGAAAGGCCAGTTCTTATCTCATATGCATTGATGATGGATTCCTTGACTTCAGAAAGCATATCTATGGCTTTTTGCATCTCACCCGTATCACCGATTGCTACGGTAAGAGGGTTATGAATCATAAGCATCGACACCGGTGACATATATACGCTGGTTCCTGCCATAGCAATAACCGATGCTGCTGATGCCGCAATGCCGTCGATCTTTACTACAACCGCACCGCTATAGTCCATCAGCATGTTATATATCTGAGCTGCTGCTATACAGTCACCACCCGGTGAATTTATCCAGACAACGATATCTCCTTCACCCGACATAAGTTCCTCTTTAAAAAGAGCCGGTGTGACATCGTCGTCAAACCAGCTCTCTTCTGCAATAGTTCCGTTTAAAAAAAGTGTTCTTTCACTAGAGATATCGTCCTTGCTCCAGTTCCAGAACTTAAGTTTCCTGTTCACTTGTTGTTTCCTCCTTTCCTACCGATGCTGCAAATATTCCAGCATCCTTTAACTTTGTCATATTGCCATTAATCAGATACAGATCACCGCCTTCCTCCGCCGGTATGCGGTCCTGGTTCTCCAGGCTTCGGATATCATTTGCAGACATCCATCCATTCTGCCTTGCTACTGCGTACCCGTTCATTCGTGATTGATAGTCTCCACGAAGGAGTCCGTCAACATTAAATTTCACGAAGTACTTATTCTTTTCCTCTCTCATAAGCAGCGCCCTATCCATTGCCTGCTCCCACCTGCAGACCCAAGGGTCCAAGGTGTAGGTTACAAACTCCAGACTCTGCTGCTCTATATTTGAAAAGCTCGACTTATCAAGATCACCTACCATGTGAGGCGGGATCCTGAATATCCTTGCTATTTCATCTATTTGAAACTTCCTCGTTTCGAGGAATTGTGCCTGCTCCGGGGATATAGATATTGGAGTGTATTTCATTCCTTCCTCAAGCACTGCTATCTTATTAGCATTCCCGGATCCGCCAAAGGTTGAGTTCCAGCTTTCTCTCACTCGCTCTGGATCCTTTATGACACCGGGATGTTCTAAGACGCCGCCTGGAGCAGCTCCATTTGCGAAAAACTTCGCTCCATACTCTTCACATGCAATAGACATTCCGATAGCGTTCTTGGCCATTGCAATAGGTGAATATCCGACAAGACCATCAAACCCTAGGCCCGGAATATGAAGTATGTCATATGGGCTTAGTGTTACAATGCTGCCTTTCATGGTCGGAGCATCAGAATCGCTTTTAAGATACTGATAATATAGCTGGCCATTTTCATCCCTGTCGACTGTCATCCTATTTGCCATAAGAGGATATAGCGCTATTACTTCTCCGCGTCCGTTTCTTATTATCTGCGCATACGCATTTCCCCAAAGGAGTAGGTGCGTCATGAGAGTTTCCCTAAATACGAAACTAGTCATCTCTGGATTCGGTTCATTATGTAGCAGGAAATACAGCGGATGGTCCGTTGCCTTTTCTCTGCTGCCATCATCTTCAAACATATACAGATGCAGTGGCAGTCCTGCTATTGCTTCTGAAAGTACCCGGACGCATGAATGCACTGCGGTCATCTGCATTGCTGATCTTTCTGTTACGGTTTTCCCGCTTGTGCTTCCTCCCATAAAGAACCTATATCCGCTTCCGGATGTCCGGTTCTGTGGTTTATCCCTTGATCTGAACAATCTACTGAATATATTCATTTTGTTTACCTCCTATTTTTGCGTATGAAAAAAGCACCTCCGAAGAGATGCCTTCTTATCATTTTTTTATAAACTGCTACTATTAGACTTGTATGGCAATAACTATATCTGAAGTCACATCGTTACAAATCACCTTTGTATTCAAAGCTCTTTAGTGCCTTGCATATTTAAATTTCTGCCTAGCCGATAGTACGCCCCTACTTAATACATTTTTATTATTTTTATAAAATCTATTTACATTAGTCAAAAAATCATCATCCAGCGCATCAATAGTTTTCAAGGAATCAAAAGAAATAGATGATCCATCAAAAACGCCTTCCACAAAGCGATTAAAGCTTTCTCCATTTGATAAAAGTAAATCAAATACAATAGCTTTCTTTTCTTGCCTATCACCTATATGTTGGCGCAACTCTTTAGAAATAACATCAATTTCATCAAGAGGATTAACATAAGAACTAGAATATACAATAGCAGCATATCTGTTATTGCTATTTGCACAATATACAATATTATAGTTTTTCATGTTTCACCTCCTAATTATCCTTTTATAACTTTATACCCTTCATATACTGATTTTATCATATTACCTAGATTCTACGTCAGTACTTCAAAAAGCATAATCAAAGCCTTGATAAATATGCGTTCCTTCGAAATTCAGCTTTCACCCATTGGGTGAAAGAAAA